TCTCTCCGTATATATCGGGTTTTCCTTTACATTTCTCAACAATAAGTCTTTCTAAGAAACGATACATCTTTATCCCTCTTTTTTCGCAATAGGTCTTTAAGACATCGTGAGACTCAACTGATATCTTTAAATTCTTTATTTTTTTTTTGTTGTTATCCATGGTAGAAAAAAGGCAGAATTTATTCTCCCTAATAATAAATACTTGCAGGAAAGTAAAGTATTTTGGTTTTTTTCAGAATATTTATCTATAAAATAAATTAATTAAGAAAACACAAGACTAATGGCAACAAACAGTAAAGTATTCGTATCACCTGGGGTGTATACTTCTGAAGTCGATTTGAGTTTCGTAGCACAGAGTGTAGGGGTTACTACACTAGGTATTGTAGGGGAGACAATAAAAGGTCCAGCCTTCGAACCTATTTTTATTACAAACTTCGACGAATTCTCAACTTACTTTGGAGGAACGTCTCCAGAAAAATTCATAAATACGCAAATACCTAAATATGAAGCGTCGTATATCGCTAAATCTTATTTACAACAATCTAACCAGTTGTTTGTAACAAGAGTATTGGGATTATCAGGGTATGATGCGGGTCCATCATGGACAATAACAACTAAAGCAAACGTAGACCCATCTACAGTAGATTTCTATTGTGAAAGTGCAACTACAGTTAATTGTATCGACACATGTGTTGATTACCAAACAATTGACTTTGCAATCGATTTCTCAGGTTGTAATAACAGTTTCGGTTCAATATCATTTGTTGACCCAACACAAATTCCCGCGGAAATTGCTACGAAATTAGATATTCCATATGAATTGTTTGATGGTAGTTTATCTACGGTTAGAACAAATATGACCAATCAAATTTTTGATATATTAAACACACCATCTTTAGAAAATACATCAATTTATTATTATGGTGCGATTTCAGGAGAAACTTATGACGCGTTTAGTCCTATCTTTACCGCTGAAACAAACGTATTTGGAGTTAATAGTGTTGATGCAAGCGTAATTGATTATGCCGCACCACAAAATGACCCTTGGTATTATGGTTTATTTGATAACGTTGGTAACGCCGCTTATAGTGGTTATTCATTTTGGTCTATTGTTACAGGATTAACTTTAACACCACCTGTTACTACTACAACAACAACGGTACCAGGAACTACAACAACGACAACAACAAACCCTTGTGTTACACCAACACCAACCGCAACAACAACAACAACAACATTTGCACCTGTTAATTGTTACACAGGTACTTTAATTGGTAGAATTTATGTATACTCAGGAACTGCGTTTACAGATTACGATGACTTAGTAGTCGCAACACTTCGTTCAAGAGGTTTAGCAACATACTCAACAGATAATGGTCCCGTTTATGAGGTTAGTGGTTTAACAGATGTTACTATGAACTGTTCAGGTTCATATTCAGGGGTTACTAAAAATCCATACGCAACTTTTGGTATTAACATTACAAGTAAAGATGGGGACACCTATTTCTTTGAAACATCTCTCCAAAATTCTGACCCTAAGTACTTACCAAAAGTATTTGGTTCATCTAACTTCGCAAAACCAAGAACTGTGGTTCCTTTATTTGTGGAGGAAAGATTCCAAGCTTTATTAAACTACGGATGGAGAAAAGGGTTTATTAGAGGTTTAAGTTGTGACTTAACCGCATTACCTGACGCAAGACAAGGTAGTGACCCTACATCAATCGCTTGGTATTTAGAACAATATCAATCACCAACATCACCATGGATTGTATCTGAATTAAGAGGTAACAAGGTTTACAACTTATTCAAATTTACAACAATTGCTGATGGTGAGGCGGCAAACACCGAAGTTAAAATCTCAATCGCAAACATTTCGTTTAATAATGGAACGTTTGACGTATTAGTTAGAGATTTCTTTGACTCAGACGCAAATCCAGTTGTTATTGAAAAATTCACTAACTGTAATATGGACCCTAATGATAACGCATTTATTGCGAAAAAAATTGGTACAACCGATGGTGAGTATGAGTTGAATTCTAAATATATTATGATTGAACTTAATGAAGACGCACCAATAGACGCATTACCTTGTGGATTCTTAGGATTCAATTTTAGAGAGTACGCGGGGGTTAGACCTCCATTCCCAATTATTAAACAAAAATACGATTACCCAGGTGAGGTAGTATATAACCCACCATTTGGTTTATCTTCAGGAGCTGACGATATTACAAGAAGTAACGGTGATAATGTACGTAGAACTTATTTAGGTATTTCTGATACTGTAGGTATTGACGTTGATTACTACTCTTACAAAGGTAAACAACTTCCTTTAGATATCTGTACAGATTCTACGGGTGAAGAATGGAACTTTAGAAGTAGAGGTTTCCACATGGATATTAACGCAAGTGCAATCACTGTACCTAACGCATTCGTTACAAGTGGAACACCAGCGTTCTATTGTGGTGATGCACCATTTACTCAAGACCCTGATTCAGAAGAGAACCCTTACTACAGAATTTACGCTCGTAAGTTCTCATTATTAGTACAAGGAGGATTTGACGGATGGGACATTTATAGAGAATCAAGAACTAATACTGATAGATTTGTATTAGGTAGAAATGGTTACTTAAGAGGTTCGTGTCCATCAATTAAATATCCTACGGCAACAGGTTGGGGAGCGTTTAAACAGATTACTGTTGGGGATACCACACAAGGTTTTGGTAACACCGATTATTACGCTTATTTATTAGGTCAACAAACATTCTCAAATCCTGAGGCAGTTAATATTAACGTATTCGTTACCCCTGGTATTGATTATATTAATCATTCTGACTTGGTTGGTAGTGCAATTGACATGATTGAAAATGATAGAGCTGACTCACTTTATGTTTGTACAACTCCTGACTACAACATGTTTGTTCCAACAACAACCAATATGCAGGATTTAATTTATCCACAAGAAGCGGTAGATAATTTAGAAACTGCGGGTATTGATTCTAACTACACTGCAACTTACTACCCATGGGTATTAACAAGAGATACGGTAAACAACACACAAATCTACTTACCTGCAACTGCTGAGGTTACAAGAAACTTAGCATTAACAGACAATATTGCATTCCCTTGGTTCGCTGCGGCGGGTTACACAAGAGGTATAGTAAACGCTATTAAAGCACGTAAGAAGTTAACACAAGAGGATAGAGACACATTATATCAAGGTCGTCTTAACCCAATCGCAACCTTCTCTGATGTTGGAACCGTAATTTGGGGTAACAAAACTTTACAAATTAGACAATCGGCTCTTGATAGAATTAACGTAAGAAGATTATTACTTCAAGCTCGTAAATTGATTTCTGCGGTATCTGTAAGATTACTGTTTGAACAAAACGACCAAAAAGTAAGACAAGATTTCTTAGATGCGGTTAACCCTATCTTAGACGCAATCAGAAGAGACAGAGGTTTATACGATTTCCGTGTAACAGTTTCTTCAGACGCGGCTGACTTAGACAGAAACCAAATGACGGGTAAAATCTATGTTAAACCTACAAAATCGTTAGAATTTATAGACATCACGTTCTATATCACTCCAACAGGGGCGTCTTTCGAGAATATCTAAAATAAAAAATAAACAAGCCGATGTAATGTCGGCTTGTTTTTAGCCAAATAATAACAATGATAAATAAAAAAATAATTATAGAAGGTATTGATGAAGCAGGAACACCTGACATGAAATACTATTCATTCGATTGGGATGACAACATAATGACAATGCCAACTAAGATTATCTTAAAAGATGAAGAAGGTAATGATGTTGGTATGTCAACTGAGGATTTTGCGGAATATAGAACCGACATAGGTAAAGAACCTTTTGAATATGAAGGACATACTATTGTAGGTTTTAGTGATGAACCATTTAAATTTTTTGGTGTTGCGGGTGACAAACAATTTATTGTTGACTCTATGTTAGCAAAACCAAGTGCGGCTTGGCCTGACTTTGTAGAAGCATTAAATAATGGGTCGATTTTTTCTATCGTTACCGCTAGAGGTCATACCCCTTCGGTAATTAAAGAGGCGGTGTACAATTTAATTGTTTCAAATAAAAACGGGATTAACTCAGATGAGTTAGTTAAAAATTTAGAAAAGTTTCGTCACATTGCTGATGAGGGTCAATTAAGTAAACGTGAAATTATACGTCAATATTTAGACCTTTGTAGATTTTATCCTGTAAGTTATGGGGAAGGTTCGGCAACAAATCCCGAGGAAGGTAAAATTAAAGCCTTAAAAGAATTTGTTCAATATATTAAAGAAGTTTCAACTCAAATTAAGAAGAAAGCGTATTTAAAGAATAAAATAACTAATAATTTCTTACCTACAATTGGTTTTTCAGATGATGATTTAAGAAATGTAGAAAAAGTTAAAAGTCATTTTGAAAAAGAACCAGATAATATAATTAAGACTTATTCTACTGCAGGAGGAATTAAAAAAGAATATTAATAAATAAAACTAGATACTTATATGCTAAGAATAATTTTTTAAATCTTGAAAGTAAAGAGAAATA